CGCAGCTGTACGAGCGGGACCTGTGGGACGAGCCCACACCCACCGACGCCGTCACCGCGGTGTCGGAGTCCGAGCCGGGGCGCCCGGCAACCAGCAGAGGAGCAGTGATGAGCGGAAGCTCGACCACTGGCCCGGGCACCAACGCGCCCGGTACCCAGCCCCCCACCCCCACGGAGCCGGCCGAGCTGGTCGAGGCCCGCAGGGACCTGACCGCCGTCCGGGAGGAGCTCGCCGAGGCGAGGCGGCAGCTCGCCACGATCGGCGAGAACGCGCAGCGCACCGCGACCGCGGAGCGGCAGCTGGCCGAGGCCCGGTCGGAGAACCGGAGGCTGCGGGGGGTCATCACCGCCCGCGCAGCCCTCGACAAGGCCCTCGCCGAGTCCGGTCTCCCCGAGGTCGCGTGGCCGCGGGTCACCGCGACGGTGGTCGGCACCGACGGCGCGGGGATCCCGCTGACCGAGGCCGGGGCCGTCGACGACGAGAAGCTCGGCGCCGCGATCACCGCGGCGATCGGCACCGAGAAGTCCTACATCGCCGGGCTCGCCGAGGCCGCCGGCACCGGTGTCCCCCGCGGTCTCGGCGCCTCTGGCGATGACACGGCCTTGTCGGAGGCCGACCTGGAGAAGGAACTCGCCGAGTCGTTCCGCGGCCTCGGCATGAGCGAGTCCGCGGCCACGGTCGCGGCGAAGGGACGCTGACCGATGGCCACGAACCGCAAGTACGAGAGCGGGAAGCAGCTCGCCGTGGCGTGCACCGCCCCGGCGACGCCGTCCTCCGGGGACCCGGTCCTGTTCGGGCAGCGGCCCGGGGTCGCTCTCACCGACGAGGACGCGGCCGGCCTGACCACCGTCCAGTTCGACGGCGTGTTCGACCTGTCCGTCCAGGCCGTCAACAACGGCGGCAACAGCGCCGTCGCGGCCGGCGACAAGATCTACTACGAGGCCGGGCAGACCCCGGTCCTCAACAAGGACAACGTCTCCGGGGTGTTCTTCGGCTACGCCAAGGAATCCATCCTGGCGGGCGCCACCGCCACCATCGAAGTCATCGTCGGCTACTGAGGGCCGGAAGGGACAACGAGACCATGACCACGACCCTCAAGGTGCTGCCCGACGAGGGCACCCGACCGGCCCAGAAGGCCAGCCCCTCGTGGCTGAACGAGGGCGCCGGCGCGGGGATCCGCGCGCTGCGGAACAAGCGCCGCAGCCTGGACCCGCACTACCAGCGGGACTTCCTGGAGGCGGTCCGCCTCTACGAGCGGGTGTGCTCCGGGGACTCCTACGCGGCGCTGCAGTTCCGGGAGGCCATGTCCACCTCGGACTTCCCGCTGCTGTTCGGCGACATCATCGACCGGCAGCTGCTCGGCGCCTACCAGGACTGGCCGGCGACCTGGTCGTCCTACGCCCGGCGCGGCACGGTCCGGGACTTCCGGCTGGTGTCCCGCTTCACCGTCGACGGCGGCGCGGCGACCCTCGACGAGGTCAAGGAACACTCCGAGTACCCCGAGGCCGCTCTCACCGAGGGCCGCTACCAGTACCGGGTCACCAAGCGCGGCAGGACGATCCCGCTGTCGTGGGAGACCCTCATCAACGACGACCTCGACGCGTTCCGGGAGATCCCGACCACCCTCGGGCGCGCCGGTCGGATGACCGAGGACAAGGTCGCGACCCAGCTGTACGTCGACGCCACGGGTCCGAACGCGACGTTCTTCTCGGTCGCGAACGCCAACATCGTCACCGGCAACCCGCCGCTGTCGATCACGGCGCTGCAGACGGCGTTCACGGTGCTCGCCTCACAGACCGACACCGACGGAAACCCGATCTTCATCGAGGCGGTGCGGCTCGTCGTGCCTCCGGCGCTGGAGGTCGTCGCCAACAACATCATCAACGCAACGGAGATCTTCGCTGCGACCGGCGGCGGGATCGTCCTCGGCAACGACCAGCTGCGGGTCGCGAACTGGATGCGGAACCGGGTCACCCCCGTCGTGAACCCGTGGCTGCCGATCATCGACCTCGTCACCGGGAACACCGCCTGGTACCTGTTCGCCTCCGCGGCGGCCGGGCGCCCGGCGCTGGAGGTCGGGTTCCTGCGCGGCAACGACACCCCGCAGGTGTTCGTGAAGGCCCCCGACCAGCTGCGCATCGGCGGCGGCATGGCCCCGGTCGAGGACGGCGACTTCGAGACCGACGCCATCCGCTACAAGGTCCGGCACGTCCTCGGCGGGACGCTCATGGACCCGAAGATGGCCGTCGCCTCCTCCGGTGACAGCGACGCCGGGTCCTGACCCGGCCGGCACCGCGACGTCCTCCCCGGCGACCGACCCCGCCGGGGAGGACCCACCCCTGATCGAACTGCGGGAACCACGGCCACCAGCCGTGAGACGAGGGGTGTGAGGTGGCGATCGACTACACCACCAGCCTCGGCCGGGTCCGGCTCCTCGCCGGCGACGTCGACGAGACGAACCTGCTCCTCACCGACGAACAGATCACCGCGCTGCTCGCCATGGACGCCGACGTGCGGCTCGCGGCGGCACAGGCCCTCGACATCATCGCCTCCTCCGAGGCCCTCGTCAGCAAGAAGATCCGCACCCAGGACCTGTCCACCGACGGCCCCGCTGTCGCGAAGGAACTCCGCGCGCAGGCCACCGAGCTGCGCCGGCAGGCCGCCGAAGGGGACGACACGACCGGCCTGGACATCGTCGACTTCGACCCGTGGGCCGGGACCCTCGGCTACGAATAGGGAGGGTCCGGTGCCGCTGCCGAACACCAGCGTCGTGCCCGCCGCGTGGTCGGCGCGGCACCGGCCCACCTCCGCCGCGGCGATGACCGCGACCGTCGCCGTGACCCGCCCCGTGCCCGGGGAGACCTACGACCCGGTCAGCGGCACCACCATCCCCGCCGCCGCGACCGCCGTGTGGTCCGGGCAGGCCAGGATCCAGGCCATCACCTCCGCTGCCCGCGTCCAGATCGTCGCCGGGCAGCTCACCGCCCCCCGCGCCTACTACGTCGGCCTGCCCCTGCCCGACTCCGAGATCGTCCGGGTCGGGGACCTCGTCGAGGTGACCGCCTGCGAGGCGGACGCTCTCATCGGCACCACGCTCACGGTCGCCGACGTGGCCGGCGCGTCCCTGGTGTGGCAGCGGGACCTGATCTGCACCGCCGACCTCGCCGCCGAACCGGAAACCGGCTCCTGACCCCTGGGGGTGGCCCATGGCGAGCGTGTGGTTCGAGGGCCTCGACCAGCTGAACACCCTCGCCGTCGACCTCGGGAAGGCCGGCCCGGTCACGGCGGTGAAGACGCAGCGTGCCCTCGACGCCGGCTCCGCCCGGATCCAGGGACTCGGGCAGACGTTCTGCCCGGTCGACACCGGGAACCTGCGCTCGAGCATCACCCGCACCGTGGGCGTGCTGGCCGCGGAGGTCGGACCCACCGCCAACTACGGCCTGTACGTGGAGGTCGGCACGTCGCGGATGGCGCCGCAGGCGTACATGGGACCGGCGTTCGACCAGGTCGCGCCCGACTTCTACGCCGCGGTCGCACAGGCCGCCGACCCGCTCGGTGGGGGGTGACCGGTGACGTACACGCCGCCGTCGGTGCGCGAGGCCACCGAAGCGCTGGTCGCCCTGCTCCGGCTGGACATCGACCCGCCGCTGTCCATCGACCCCACCGACACCACGGCCGGGGTGCACGACGGCCAGGCACCGGGCAGCCCGCCGAAGGACTCCCTCGGCGTGCACCCCTACGCAGTCGTCTACGCCGACCCCGGCGCCCCCGAGCCCCGGTTCACCGGCATCGAGGGTGCCCTGACCATCACCTGGCAGGTCACGTGCGTCGGCGGCACCCAGGAACGGTGCCTGGCCGCTGTCGACCGGGCCCGGGCCGCGCTCCACGGTGCCCGGGTCCGCGTCCCCGGAGGCCCGTCGTCCGGGACGCTCGCCCCGCCCCCCGGGTACACCCCGGGCCCGGTCCGCCGGGACCCGGAACGTACCCCTCAAGGCGCCGAGCAACCCAGGTTCTTCGTGCCGTTGCAGTACCGCGCCACGTTCGCAGCAGGAGCAGGAGGCAGCTGATGACCCGCATGTTCGTCCGGGTCCGGGACAAGGACACCGGGCACGAGTACGACGTCCGTGAGGACGCCGTACAGCCCTGCCACGAGGTCCTCGCCGACCGGGGTGTGGCGCCCCGGCCGCGCAGGGCCAAGCACCGGGTACTCCTCGGTGGCTTCGTCATCGCACCGACCGAGAACCAGGAGGGCTGATCCGTGACCGTCACGATCCCCGAGGGCGTCGTCTCCGACGGCGCGGTCAAGGTGGTGTGGGTGCCGACCCTCGCCGACCCGTCCGCGCCCACGCTCGCGGAGGTCACCGCCGGAACCGCACTGGACCTGTCCTGCTTCCTCACCTCCGACGGGCTCACCCCCGGCGGCGACGAGCAGGTCATCACCGACGAGCGGCTCTGCTCCAAGCAGACCTTCGAGCAGCCGGGCCGACACACCGACACCCTGTCGATCAAGTACGTGTACGACCAGCAGGCCGCGCCGGCCGCCGCGGACAACGAGGCATTCGAGACCCTCAAGCACCTGACCGAGGGCTACATCGTCGAGCGGTGGGGCGACGACTACGCAACGGCCTTCGCGGCCGGGGACGTCGTCGACGTCGTTCCCGTGACGTGCGGGAAGCAGATGAAGATGCCGCCGGAGGCCAACAGCAAGCTGAAGATCGAGCAGCGGATGTTCGTGCGCAACGCTGTGCAGCGCGACGTCGCGATCGTCACCGGGGCCAGCTGACCCGGGTGTCGGAGACCCGGTCGACGATCCCGGCATGACCAACCACACCCCCGCCGAGCCGTTCGACCTCTCCGCGTGGCTGGACGATGCCCAGCTGCCGCAGCGCGCTGTGCAGGTCGTCGGCCGCGCCGACCTCATCGCCACCTACCAGGAGCTGGACGCCCGCCTGGCCGCGGCCCGTGCCGTGGCCACCGGCGGGATGCTCGTGTCCCGCTCGGAGGAGCGTCGTCTCGCCGAGGAGATGACCGCCGTCAGGAGAGCGATCGAGGCCTCGACGATCGAGTTCCGGTTCCGTGCCCTGACGGGCGAGGAATGGGCGGAGATCAGCGACTCGGTCAAGAAGCCGGGCGAGGAGGGGAACACGGCGGCGTTTCCCGAGGCGGCGATCGCTGCGGCGTGTGTCTCCCACACGATGACTCGGGAGCAGTCGGCGCTGCTCCGCCGAAAGATCGGCGAGGGACAGTATCGGGCGTTGTGGGACGCGGTGAACGGGGCGACGAACGACCTCCAGGTGGAGATCCCTTTCTCGTTGGCGCACTCCGCGGCCCTGACGCGCACGGATACCTGACGGTCCTGCGGGCCGCCGCCCGCTGGGGCATGCCGCCGACGGTGCTGCTCTCACCCACCCGGCACCGGGCAGCACCTGCCGGGTGGGCGTGGACGGAGAAGGACACCCTCCTCGCCGCCGCGCTCATCCGCCACGAGGACTCCCTGTGCGCCGGCTGCGGGCAGCCGACCGAGGAGTCCATGGACCCCTCCTCCGACCCGGACGAACGCGACGGCGAGTTCGTGTACACCGTCGGCCCGCCGCACCGGTGCCACGCGTGTACCGCGATCGCCCGCGCCTCGAAGCCGTACCTGGAACCCGCCGGTAAGGACCAGGCCGCGGTCGAGGCACCGCAGGCCCTGCGCTGGCAGGTGCGGCGCCTCCCCAGACGGAAACGACGCACATGACGTAGGGGCGGGGGTGAGCAGCCCCCGTGATCGGCGCTGGGCAGATCCGTTCCGTCACCGTCGCGCTCAAGGCGAACATCGCCGGCTACACCGCGCCGATGGCCGCCGCTGGTGCCGCGACGAAGAAGTTCACCGCCGATGTCGCGGCCTCGACCAAGCAGGCCAGCGTCGCCACGCTCGACCACGCTGAGAAGAACCGGGCCGCGTGGGACGACCTCGGCCGCAACGTCGCCATCGGGTCCGTCGCGATCGCCGCCGCCGCCGGTCTCGCGATCAAGGGCTTCGCTGACTTCGACGCCCAGATGTCGAAGGTCGGTGCCGCTGCCGACGCCTCCGCCAGTGACATGGACAAGCTGCGGACCGCTGCCCTGCAGGCTGGCAAGGACACGAAGTTCTCCGCGACCCAGGCCGCCGAAGCCGAGGAGTCCCTGGTCAAGGCCGGGGTGTCCGTCATCGACGTCGTCCAGGGCGGCCTCAAGGGCGCGATGGACCTCGCCGCCGCGGGGAACCTGGAGCTCGCCGACGCCGCGGACATCGCCGCGAACGCGATGAACACGTTCAACCTCCAGGGCAAGGACGTCCCGAGGATCGCCGACGCCCTCGCGGCCGGCGCCGGGAAGGCCGTCGGCGACGTGTCCGACCTCGGGCTCGCGCTCAAGCAGGCCGGGCTCGTCGCCTCCCAGGTCGGTCTGTCCATGGAGGACACCGTCGGCACCCTGTCCGCGTTCGCCGACAATGCGCTCCTCGGCTCCGACGCCGGCACGTCCTTCAAGACGATGCTGCAGCGGCTGAACCCTCAGTCCGACGCCGCCGCGGACCTGATGAAGGAACTCGGCCTGAACTTCTTCGACGCCCACGGCGAGTTCGTGGGGATCGTCGAGGTCGCCGGGCAGCTGCAGCGCGGCATGAAGGACCTCTCCGCGGAGCAGCGCCTCGCCGCGATGACCACGATCTTCGGGTCGGACGCGATCCGCGCCGCGAACGTCCTGTACGCCGAGGGCGCCGAGGGCATCGCCCGGTACATCGCGGGGGTCGAGGACCAGGGGTATGCGTCGCGGGTCGCTGCGAAGGCCACCGACAACCTCAAGGGCGACCTGGAGCGGTTGAAGGGCGCCCTGGAGACCGCGCTGATCGGGTCCGGTGGGGCCGGGTCGAAGGTGCTGCGGGAGCTCGCGCAGACCGCTGAGTCCGCCGTGGAGGCATTCGACGCGCTCCCCGGGCCGGTGAAGGAAGGCCTGGTCGTCCTCGGCCTGCTCACCGGGGTCATCGGGTTGACCGCTGCGGCGTTCCTGACCGTGGTGCCGCGGATCGCGGAGACCCGCGCGGCGTTGGCAGCCCTCAATATCACCGCGGCCGGTGTGCGAGTCCGGATGGCCGGGCTCCTCGGCATGCTCGGCGGCCCGTGGGGCATCGCGCTCACTGCCGCCACGATCGCGGTGACAGCGTGGATGGCCAAGCAGGCCGAAGCCAGAGAACGCATCCGCGAGTTGACCGCGACCCTCGACGAGCAGACCGGCGCGATCACCACGAACACGCGGGCGACCGTGGTGTCCCGCCTGGAGTCCCAGGGCCTGCTCAAGGACGCGGCGAAACTCGGCTTGTCCCTGACCGACGTCACCGACGCCGCGCTGGGCAACGCCGCGGCCCTGGCCCGCCTGGACGCGGTCAACAAGCAGAACGTGGCCACCATCAACGCCACGGGCATCGGCGCGCAGGCCACCGCCGAGAACTACCACCACCTGCGCGAGGAGCTGATCGGGCAGGGCAAGGAAGTCGCGAAGGCCGTCGAGCAGCGCAAGCGGGAGGCCGAAGCAATCGGCGCCGCCGCTGCCGCCGCCGACCAGGCCGCTGCATCGGCGGCGGCGAACTCCGACGAGCTCGGGCGGATGCAGACCGCCGCCGCTGCCGCGGCGCAGGCCGAGGAGGACCTCAAGTCCTCGCTGGACGCGACGAACAACGCGTTCCTGCGGGGCCGGGAAGCGCAGGCAGCCTACGAGCAGTCCCTGGACGACGTCGCCGACGCCCTGAAAGCCAACGGGCGCACCACCGACGTGCACACCGAGAAGGGCCGGGCGAACCGCAAGGCCCTCGACGACCAGGCGAAGGCCGCGCTGGGGTACCTGCAGTCGATCCTCGACCAGCAGGGCCCCGGTGCGGCGTTCGACAAGACCCTCTCCTCGACGCGGGCTGCGCTGATCCGGTCGGCGGAGAAGTTCGGGATGTCGAGGAAGGCAGCCCGGGAGTACGCCGACCAGATCCTCGCCACCCCGAAGGCCGTCGCGACCAGCATCAGGGTCACCGGCGCGGCGGCGGCGCAGGCAGCGATCTCCCGGACGCTCACGCTGCTGCGGAACCTCGACGGGACGGTCGCCGAGGCAAGGATCGTCACCCGCACCTCCACCGGGTCGGTTCGGACTTCCATCGCCCGGGCCGGCGGCGGGATCATCCCGAGCCACCTGGGGTCGGGGGTCCGCGACGACGTCCCGGCTCTGCTGACCGCCGGGGAGTACGTCGTCAACCGGGCGGCAACCCAGCGGAACCGGGGGCTGCTGGAGGCCATCAACGCCGGTGTCCCGCCCCGCGGCTACGCCACGGGCGGGTACGTCGCACCCCAGGTCACGTGGACGACCCCAGCTCAGCAGGCCGGGGACACGTGGCACGTGTACGCGACCGGGGACCCGCAGGCGATCGTCAACGCCGCGATGCGGGCCCGGGACCGGCGGGCCGCGATCCGCGGCCGGCGCACCAGGTGAGAGGGGCGTGACCGGTGCCCATCCTGATCACCCCCGATGTCGTCGAGCCGGTCGCGCCGGTCGCCCGCGACGTCGTCGACGTCACCTTCACCCTGTCCCAGGGCGGTCGGGACCTGGAGCTGTCCGGGATCTGGCAGGTGCAGGCCGGGGTGGAGGGCCTGGACGACCCGCCGCTGCAGCTCACCACGTCCTCGGCGGCGGCGGTGCTCGGGGAGTTCCCCGGTGCGGTCGTGGCCTCTGCGCGGGAGGTGTTCCTGCCGGTCCTGGTCCGGGCACCGGGTGGGGCGGCGTGGCGGGCCGCGAAGGACGCGCTCCGGCTGGTGGCGAACCCCCTGAACGGGTCCACGAGGATCGCCGTCGCGACCCAGGACGGGCGCACAAGGGTGATCGACGGGTGGCGGGACACCCGTGATGCCACCACCTGGGCCGTCGACACGTGGGGCCACGACGGGTGGCAACGACTCGGGCTGCTGTTCCGGTGCCCCTCACCGTGGTGGCGGGACCTGGCGGCGGTCCGGCTCGGTCCGTGGCGGGTCTCATCCGGGGTCGGGTTCCTCGGCCCCCAGTTCCTGCCGGTGCACCTCGGGCAGGACATGGTCCTCGGCGACGAGGTGCTCATCGACGTGCCGGGGCAGGTGCAGACGTGGCCCACGTGGGTGATCACAGGGGCGGTGGAGTCGGTCACCGCCACCCACGAGGACACCGGCCGGGAGTGGGTGCTGGACTGCACCGGTCTCACCGGCCCGATCACCGTTGTCACCGACCCGCTCGCCGCCGCGGTGACCGACGGGGCGGGCGCCTCGCAGTGGCAGGCCCTCGCGGCACCGTTCGACCTGTGGCCGCTGACCCCCGGGTCCCAGCGGGTCACCGTCACCGTGGTGGGCGCGGACGCGACGACCGAGGTGTCCGCGACAGCTGATGCCCTGCACCTGGCCGCGCTGTGACCGCGTTCACGGTCACCGTCCGGGACCACTCGATGGCCGAGGTCGCGCCGCTCGGCGGGTACGCGTCCCTGGACCTGGACCTGCGGCACATGGGTGCCGGCGGGGACACCGGCGTCAGCGAGATCAAGGTCCAGACGTCGCACCCGTCGCTGGCCGCGGTGCTGGCCGCCGGGGCTGGGATCGTGGTCCGCCGCACCGGATCAACCGAGACCGTGGCCTCCGGGGACGTCGTCGACGTCGAGATCGACGAGTCCCCCAGCGGACTCACTTCGATCATGTTCGAGGCCGACGACCAGATCCTCGTCGACGAACTGGCCTACCCGGACCCGACCGTCGAGGTGTCCGCGGCGGCGACGTCGACGTTCTCCGTGGCCCTGGACCGGCGCCCGGCGGCCGGGAACGGACCCGCGGAGACAGCGCTCCTCGAGCTGGTCGCGGCGAACATCGGCCCGGCGGCCGGGATCGTGCGCCGCCGGTACCCGTGGCTCGCGATCCCCGCCTCGGCCGGCCGGGGGGAGACCAGTCGGTGGGGTGCCCGCATGGACACCCTCGCGGACATCTGCCGGAAGATCGCGGTCCCCTCCGGGTTGGCGTGGCGACTGCTCCAGACCACCGACGGCACCGTCGAGGTCCTGATCCGGGAACCGGCTGCTGACCCTGCGTCGGCGGTCCGGTTGTCCGCGGAGGCCGGGACCGTCGCATCCCTGGTGTACCGATCAACCGCACGGTCCCTCGACGAGGCCATCGTCGGCGGCGCCGGGGCTGCCGCATCCCGGGAGTTCACGCGCCGCACCAGCGCCTCCTGGGTGACCGGTCGGCGTCGGCGGGCCGCGTTCCTGGACAACCGCTCCGCCGAGAACCTCACCGACCTTCGGCAGCCCGCCGACGAGGCCCTCACCGACGCCGCCGCTGTCGCCGGCATGACCGTGACCCTCATCGAACGGCCCGGCACCCCCCGGTACGGCGTCGACTGGCACCTCGGCGACGTGGTGACCGCAGCGTCCTACCGGTCCGGGACGGTAACCGACGCCGTCCAGTCGGTGCGGATCGTCCACGAACCCGGCGCCGACCCGGTGGTCCTTCCGTCGATCGGCGTCCCCGGTGATACCGGGTCCGCCTCCCAGGTCGCCACGATCCGCCGTCTCATCGACTCGATGCTCAGGAGCTGACCCGTGGTCAACATGGACACGATGACCCCGTTCGGGGCCGACGAGTACGGGGTCGACGCGACCCCGATGCTGCAGGGCGAGTGGCGGACCCTGATCGGCGGTGGCCTCGGCGACGGGGTCGTCGGGGACCCGGACGCGACGACGCTGAAGGTCACCGCAACCGGGTCCGACGCGACCGTGGACGTCTCCGCCGGGGCGATCTCGATCCAGGGGCACCTCGGGGTCACCACGGGGTCGACGAACCTCGACGTCGGGTCGACCGGTACCCCGCCGGCCGCGGGGCAGACCCGCATCGACCTGATCTGTGCCCGGTTGGATCCGGTGGCGCAGACGATCGGCCTGGTCGTCCTCGCCGGGTCACCGGCCACGACCGGGGCGGTGGCGCCTTCGATGACCCGGGCCGCGGGCGGGGTGTGGGACGTGCCTCTCGCGCGGGTCACGCGGGTGGGGAACGTGGCCATCACCAACGCGATGATCACGAGCTATCGGACGCTGTGCTCGCCCACGACGTACTTCGGGGGGACCACCGACCTCCCTGGTGACGCCCCGGACGGGTCTGTCGCCTTCCGGTTCAGCGACATCCTGGTCCGGGTCCTGTCGGGCGGGTCGATGCAGTGGCGGTCGATCCTCGACCCCCCGTGGACCACCCTGACCATGGCGTCCGGCTACACCTCGGCGGGACGCGCCCCCGCCTACCGGGTGCACTCCGGTCACCTGGAGCTGCGCGGCGAGGTGAAACGCACGACCGGCGCGGAGTTCCCGGCGAGCACCTGGCTGACCATCGCCTCGGTTCCCTCCTCGCTGGTCTCCGGGCTCACCGTGAGCAACTGGCCCCGCGTGCCCGTCGCGATGAGCGACTTCATCGGCGCCGGCGAACTGCGGTTGACCAACGGCGGGCTGATCCAGCTGGCCAAGTCGTCAGGGGCCACCGAGCACTCCCGGGCCCAGACCCAGGCGTGGCTGGACGGGGCCCGGCTCCCACTCGAATGACAGCCCTGAGAGGGGTGCAGCGTGGCTGATCACCACTTCGGGACGGACATCAACCCGGCCCACTTCGTCGAGTTGGCCGGCGTGTCCGTCGCTGCGGTCGCCGGCGGCACCGTGAAGGTGTCCCCTCGTCCAGCGGCCGGGGTGACCCTGCAGGTCCGTAACGCCGCGACCCTGACCGCGCTGACCCCCATCACTCTCGCCGAGAACGGGTACTGGTCCTACACGACGGTGGACGTCCCGGCGATCCACGTGTCCGGGGATTCCGGGGCGACCTGGGTCGGGCCGCTGTACTCCGCGGAGGCGCAGGCCGACGCGGTCGCGTCCGGGGTCAACGCCCAGCAGGCGTTGACGAACTCGCAGTCGGCGATCACCACGGCGCAGCAGGCGCTGGCCATCGCCCAGGCCGGCGGGGGCGGTGGGGGCAGTTCGATGGAGCTGATCCGCGAGACCAGCGCCGGGGTGTACCCCGCCCCTGTCGGCACGGCGACCCGCATCTTCGTCGGGTCCGTGCGCCCGACGTCTGGGCAGGGCCGCCGGACGGGTGACTTCTGGTGGAACACGGTCCTGACGTCATGAGCACGATCAGGCCGTGGGTGTTCACCGAGGGCGAGTGGCGGCGCCGCGGCCTGGACGACCTCCCGGATTACGTCCCTCCGCCGCCGGTGGTCGCGCTCAACCCGGAGTTGCCGTTCGAGCTGGAACCGCTCCGCGCCGAGATGGCGGCCTCCCCGCACAAGGTCCTGCCGCACTACTTCGTGTCGTTCGAGTTGGGCGGGGACGGCGGCGCGAACACCGTCGACTGGTACCTGCGTCGGCTGCCCGGCGGGTCAACGAGGGAGGCTGACGGGGACTGGCTGCTGCGCGACCGGCCCTATGACCCGTGGGCGGCGACGCGGCCCCGTACGGACGTCGGCGGGGTGTCGTGGCGGATCCTCGACCGAGCCTGGCAGATCGAGCAGGCCATGGCCGCCGGCTGCGATGGGTTCTTCCCGGACTGGCTTAACTTGAACGACGGCACCGGCGACAACCGGACCGGGCAGCTGCGGCAGCTGCTCGACGCGGTGGTCCACCTCGGGGTGCAGGACCGCTTCAAGATCGCGCTGATGATCGACGGGAACACGTCGATCTCCCAGGCCGCGAACCTGACCGGGCTGGTCGCCAAGACCGTCGAGTTCTCGATCCACCCTGCGGTGTGGCGGCTGCCCGACGGGCGGCTACTGATCGCGGTCTACATGCCCGAGGGCGCCGCCGTCTCCACCCACCAGGGGACCCCCGAGGAGGTCCTCGCGCACTGGACTGCGTACCGGGATCAGTGCGCAGCGGCTGGAGTGCAGGTCGCGCTGTGGTTCTGCTACCAGCGCGGCCCCTGGTACGGCAACGCCACCGGCCAGGGCCTCGCGCAGACGTTGGACCCGATCGCCTACGCGCACGGCCGGTGGGGCTCCCGGAACCCGGTCGAGACCAGCAGTCCCACGATCCAGAACGCCGGTGCTGCGGCGTACTGCCACGCGACCTTCAACAAGCCGTTCCTCAACCACGTGTCCCCACAGTCGGACCGGCCCAACAACGACAAGTACGAAGAGGCCCGCGGATTCGAGCAGATGATCGAATCGTGGCGGACCACGATCACCGGCGGCGCCGACTGGGCGCAGGTCGCCACCTGGAACGACTACACCGAAGGCGCCCAGATCGACCCCAGCATCTCCGGGGGCTGGGTGTGGATGGACCTGTGCGCCTACTACGGCGCAGCATGGAAGATCGGATACTGGCCGACGATCGAACGTGACGCCCTCTACGTGGCGCACCGGATCCACCCGATCGCCGGGTACACCGAGCAGGTCACGGTCCCGGACCAGACCCGGCACGGGTCAACCCCCGAGGTGGACATCGTGCAGGTCCTCGCGTTCCTGACCTCGACGGTCGCGACGACCGTGCGGGTCACCGTCGGCGGAGTGACCACGACGTTCACGCCGTCCACCGGCAACGCCACCTTCGGCGGGACCGGGGTGCACCTGTTCACCGTGCCGCTGCGCACCGGGACGGTGTCCGCGGAGATCGTCCGCTCCGGGGCGACGGTCGCCCGGGTCGACTCCCCACACACCGTCACCCTCACCCCGCTGGTGCAGGACATGCACTACCGGGCCGTGTCATCCCTCCGCCAGCAGCTCGGGAGCCCAGCATGAGCCTTTCCGTGGTCTCCGTAGTCGAGATCAACGAGCCAACCTCGGCCGCGACGCGCGACGTCGTGGTCCCCACCGTCCAGGACGGCGACGCTCTCATCCTGGTCGTCGGGTCCGCGTCCGGTGGGATCACCTACACGGTGACCGATGACGGGCTGTCCGAATCGCTGGCCGAGGTCGACACGATCGCCACACAGTCCGGTGCGTGCAGCCAGGTGTTCACCGCCGCGAACCTCGTGGCGGCCGACACGGGGAAGACCATCTCGATCGGATCAAGCTCGACCTTGAAGATCTCCGGTGGCCTGGTTGTGATCCGCGGCGCGGACACCGACGGGATCGTCGATGCCTTCGCGAAGAAGACCGCCGGGGGGACCACCACCCCGACCACGCCGCAGGTGGTCGCCACCGCGAACGGCGTCGGGGCGTTCTACGTCACCCACCAGGCCCGCAGCACACCGAACATCTCCACGCTGAGCGCGGACGCCTCGGTGACGAAGGACATCGACGCCTTCACCGGCGGGACCTTGAGCCTCTCGGCCTGCTTCGCCGGGCACGACTTCACCACGGTGTGGAACACCAACGACACGGTCACCGCCGAAACCATCACCAGCGACCTGGCGGGGATCTACTCGGCGTGGACGCTGACCATCAAGCCGGCGAACCTGCCCCCGGATGTGGATGCCGGGACCAACCAGGCCGTACCGGTCGACACCGAGGTCACGGTGACCGGGACCGCTGACGACACCGACGGCACCGTCGAGTCGGTCGCATGGACCTTCGACTCCGTCCCGGCCGGCGTCACCCCCCCGACGATCACCGACGACGACGCCCTGACCGCGACGTTCACCCCCACCTCGCCGGGGACCTACGTCCTGCGGCTGACCGCGACCGACAACGACGCCGCGACCGGTTCGGCCACCGTGACCGTCTGGGCGACCACCACCACGGCCCACGCCTACGCGGTGTCCGACCCCGGCGGATGGACCGTGGTCGGTGCCGCGGACATCCCCGCCGCGCTGGCCGACGACTCCGATGCCACCTACGCGCAGTCCAGCGAGGACCCCGTCTCCGACCCCCTCATCCTGTCGCTGGACCCGATGCCCGTCGGCGCGAAGACCCTGAACTACCGGCTGGGGATGGACGAAGCCTCCCCGACGGGCACCTACGTGCTCACCCTCAAGCAGGGCAGCACGACGATCGCGACACGGACCCACACCGGAGTCACCGACGCCATCGTCGCCGGAGAATGGATCCTCACCCCCACGGAGAACGCCCTCATCACCGACCCGACGGCGCTGACGCTCACGGTCGCCGCGTCGGTGTGACCCGGGACTGACGATGGCCACCGCGAGACTGCATCGGCTGCAGGTCACCTCCCGGCCGCCGGTGCGCGCCAGGTTCCACGAGCTGGAGGTCACCAGCGAGCCGCGGGTCCGGGCACGCCTCCACGAACTGGAGGTCGTCACCGATCTCGCGCCTCGCCGGCGCCTCTACGACCTGTCGGTGCACACCGACGTCCTGCTGGTGGCCAACCCCGGCCTGGACCAGGAGGTCGACTCGCTGCAGCGGGTGTATCTCGACGGGCTCGCCTCCAGCGGGCACCCCACGTGGTGGTCCTGGTCGCAGACCGCCGGACCAGCGGTCACCCTGCAGCCGAGTTCCCTGGTCCCCACCCCGTCGTTCCTCGCCCCTGCCACCGATGCCGGGACGGAGGTCGCGTTCACGCTGACGGTCGGCCGGGACGAGGTCGAGGAGTACGAGGAGTTCATCTCCGAGGTGTCTGCCCCGGTGACGGTCACGGTCCGGCCGCACTGCGAGTGGGCGTTCCTACCCACCCCGTCGGTGCCGGCCGGGGCGTGGGTGCCGGTGCTTATCGAGATGTTCGACGCCTGACCGGCCGGCGTCGTGACCCCGATCCTCGTGGGAGGCGCAACCATGGCGGTCACCCCTGCCCAGCTCGTCACCGCGCTCCAGGACTGGGGCGTGACGGTGAAAGCCTACGAACCCGACGGGAAGCCCTGGCACTCGCACACGACCCCGGGCGGGTGGTCCCCGGTCGGGGTCATGCACCACCACACGGCGGGCAGCTCGAAGCTGCTCACCGACGCTGCGTCCCAGGCCGCGATGCTGCGGCTGCTGCGCGTCGGCCGTTCGGATGCCCCCGGTCCGCTGTGCCACCTCGCGCCCGCGATGATCCCCGGCACCGGCGACGCCCGGGTGTGGCTGCTGGGCTGGGGCAACGTCAACCACGGCGGCATGGGATCCAGCCGGACCCTGAACGCGGTGAAGGGCGGCAAGTATGCCGGCGCGGCCCCGGGAGCGGACGACGTCGACACGAACCCCTGGTACTGGGGCCTGGAGTACCTGCACCCGGGGACCTCCCTCGCCTGGCCGGACGCGCTGCTGGAAGCCGGGCACCGGGCCGCGTGCGCGATCTGCGAGGCGCAGGGATGGTCCGTGCCGTCCTGGCCGGGCAGCAACGTCGAGCACCGGGAATCGACCCGCCGGAAGATCGACCGCTCATGGTCGGGGGACCTACGCAAGGCCATCCGGGACACCATCGAGGAGGGCAAGATGCCGACCGTCGACCTCACACCAGCAGCGGTCAAGGCCGTCGCGGACGCCGTCGTGGCCCGCAAGGTCCCCAATCTCGACCCGGACACCGGTCAGCCGATCGAGGGAGGCGGTATCGCCCTCGGGACTGCGGTCTCCCAGCTGGAGCGATGGGAGGACCAGGAGCGCGGCGTCGCCACCAAGACCCTCGCCGCGGTTAATGCCCTCGCCGCCGCGCTCGCCCAGCTCGCCCAGGTCGTCGGCGAGGTGCAGGGGCAGGTCACCGGCCTCGCCAACGTCCTCGACGCGATCGTGTCCAACCCCGGAGGCCTGGACGGCGAGCAGCTCGCCGCGGTCACCGAGGACGTCCTCGGCCAGGTCGTGG